ATTATCTCCAGTAGTTAGTAATGGAGAGATTTATAATGGTTCAGTAAGTTATGGTCAAATAATAGATGTTCAGGTTATAAATGGTGGAGTTGGATATGCATCTTCAGACACTACAGTTAGAGTAGAAAATAAAGGAAAAGACTTATTTGTTACTGCAAACTTAACAACTTGGACACTAAATGAAGTGACAAAGTTGGGGACAACCAACTTATCTAATGGATATTTGTTTGGACTAAAATATTCAAGATTTGGAAATACTTTTGGAACATTTTTCCTAGACTCTAATTTAAGAACTGCATTTGGAATTGATCCATCTAAACACTCTCCAATTGTAGGGTGGGCATATGATGGATGTCCAATTTATGGACCTTATGCATATGAGAATGTTGATGGTACTGGATCTATAGTGAGGATGAGAAGTGGATATACTAGAAATAAAATTAGTCCCCCAGCAAATCTGGAGTGTATTGAAGACTATCAATTTACAAATACTGGAACCCTAGATGAGAATAATGGAAGATTTGCTATAACCCCAGAATATCCAAGAGGAGTATATGCTTACTATTGCACACTGGATAGTAATGATTCTCCAGAGTTTCCATATGTAATTGGAAATACTTATAACTACATCCCAGAACAATCTAATTTTGATTTAGATCAAAATCAAAATTTAAACTTTAATGATTTGGGGATAATTAAATATACCAAACCATATAGAGTTGATGATAAAGAAAATTATTATGAGTATTTTGATAATGTAGTTTCTGATTCTACTGTAGATGCTTATGTCACATCAACTTCATCTGGATCAATATCTAGTGTTGATGTTATTGATGGGGGATTGAATTATGAAGTTGGAGATAGAATTGAATTTGATGAAGAATCAACAGACCTTGGCGCTTTTGGCGAAGTAAGTCAAGTTTCTGGAGTTGGCATTGTAACTATATCTTCAGGAGTATCTACATTTACCAATGTTACTTTCCTATCAACTCCAACTGGCATAGTTGGGGTTGCAACAACAGTTCATAACTTCAAATCACAAACCTTTGTAAACATTAGTGGAATATCAACATCAGACTATTCAGAAATTGAAGGATTTAGAAGAATTAATGTTGAATCTCCATCAACAATATTAACTGAAGCACTATCTGATGCTGCTACAACAGGAATTGTTACTAGCATTAAAGTTAAAAATCCAATTTCCAGATATAGTGTTGATGATCAATTAAAAATTGGAACAGAAACCCTGACAATTTTAGGTGTTGATAGACTTAACAATAGATTAAATGTTTTGAGGCAAACAGCATCTCCTGGATATGCTATAAGCACAACAGTTTCTGATATAGTAACTAAATTTACTTTCTCATATCCACAGTTAGACAGAAATCTAACAGAATCTAATGAATCATATTATTTCAATCCACTGGAATCAGTTTCAGTTGGAGTTAGCACTCTAGCAGGTATTGGGAATACATTAACAGTTTTGCCTTTGGGTTATGGAGTTTCAATCACAAAATACATTGAACATGGTGGAATTTTCTTACCATTCAACAACTTTAGAAATGGTGAGAAAGTAGTTTACACTCCTAGTGCTTCATCAATAGTAACTAATGCTGGAAATCTATCTGCCTTAAGCAATCTATATGTTGTTAAAATAGCACCAGATGTTATTGGGTTTGTTCAGGATATTAGAGACATTAACAATAGAAATGCTCTTCTGAAGTATACTGCTTTGGGAACTGGCAACTATCACAAATTTAGAACTCAAAGAAATGTTGTAACTGGAACAGTAACTCAAGTTAATGTTAATGTATCAACTGCATCAACTCATGGATTGAGCGTAGATAATAATATTAAGGTTAATGTTATTTCTGGAGTCAGTACAACATATTCAGTTGGATATTCTACTAGTTTGAAGAGAGTTCTAATTAATGGTGAAGTAAATCCAAAGATTAGAACATATGCCAATGAAAATGTAATTTTTGATCTAACAGATGCTAGTATTGCTGGAAAAGATTTCAACCTTTATAGTGATAGTATTTTCAGAAATCCATATTTTGGAAATGAAAATGGATTGGAAGTTGTAAAAACATCCACTCAATTGTCACTACAAATTACAAAATATACACCAAGATTACTTTATTACAACCTAACAAATGTAACCACTGATGATGAAATCTATGAGGATATCACTGTACTTAATAATAATCAATTAAAAATTGAAGATAGCATCTATTCACTACAAAGTCAAATTGTTGGAGTAACTAGTACTGCATTTACATACAATTTACCAGCTTTCCCAGAAAGAACAAATTATCAAAATTCTACATCTACACTAACTTATGATGTTTTGGATCAAAATATCAAAGGACCAATATCTGGAGTAAAACTTCTATATGGTGGATATAGTTATGATAAATTGCCAGGAATTAAAAATATAGTAACTACATCTGGTCAAGGTGCTAATTTATATCCAAGGACTGAAAGCATTGGCAATATAAAGTCTATAAAGATAACAAATCTTGAAAGTATATACTCAACTGATAAAACCCTTTCTCCGGTATCAACTTTATTGACTGCAGTTAGACTTAAGGATAATTATGAAGTATCTGAGTTGGAAATATTAGATTATGGTAGAAATTACTTAAGTCCACCAACTTTAATCCTATACAATAAAGTAGAAGAGTCTGCAAATTCCACATTTAGTGCATCAGTGACCTTGAAATCACAATCAGTTGATCAAGTCACTATAATAGATTCAGGATCAAATTTAAAAACAACAGATGATACCATAGTTGCTATTAACAATACTAATGGCATTAGAATTCTTAGTGCAGCAGTTTCTGGTTCTGGTCCATATGATATTGATTTAACCCTAGAAACTCCACTTTCTGGATTTTCAACTGCAAACCCATTACCAATTTCAGTTGGAGATGAAATTTTTGTAGAAAATATCATCAGCACAACTGGATCTGGATTTAACAGTGCAGATTATAATTATGAAACATTTACTGTTACATATACTAATCCAAACTTTAGTGCTCCAGATGCTGCTGTAGTTAGATATCAAACAGATTCTTTCCCAGGGGTATTCAGTGCATCAACTTATAATGCAACAGTGTCAAAATATGATGATCTAATTAAAGTTAGACCAGTTCTGAAAAAATCTGAATTTTCAAATGGAGAATTAATCTCTGATTTTGAGTCCATTAACAATGTTGATAATGAACCAATTACTGATGTTGTTAAATTCTATTACCCACCAACTGTTGAGGTTGGAGATTCAATTCAAGGAAAATCCTCAAGATCAAAGGCAACTATATCATCAATTGAAACATTTAGTGCTAATACAGAAATTAATTCAAGTGTATCTGAAACAATTGGATGGAAAGATTTTAGAGGCAATCTCTCTACCATTCTACAGAAACTTCAAGACAATGACTATTATCAAAATTTCTCATATTCATTAAAGAGCAGAAAGTCATTTACTGATTGGCAACCAATAGTATCTGATTTGGCTCATGTTTCTGGATATAAGCAATTTGGAGATCTTTCAGTAGAATCTGAACTTCCAGTTGGAATAGCAAAAACATTAACAGTAGGATCAGATTCATCTTCTCTGGTTAATGTTGCTTTAGTATCTGAGTTTGATGTCTCAACAGTTGCAAATTATGATTTGGTTATTGAAGAAGATATTGATGACAGTGAAGGAGTTTACTCTGAATATCTTAAGTTTGGAACTAAAAAGTTATCAGATTATCTCTTATCAAGAAATAATAGAGTTCTTCCAATTGATAATATATCAAATCTATTTGATACTGACAATTCACCATTTGTTTTAATTCCTGTTGATACTGTGGATACTACTGATGAAGTTGTTCTCAAGTATTTCTTCTTTGTTGGTGCCACAGTATCATTCTTTGGAGACTTCCAAAAACCAGAAGTATTTGACTTATTTGTGACTAGAAATGATGCTGATATAAATCTTACTTCTTATGCATATTACTATGATTTCTACACTGCTTCTGGTGCAGTTAATTTCCCCTTAGGGGAAGTTGAGGCAACACTAAGTCCAACTAATGGGGATGAAATTGTAATTAACTTTACTCCAAGGAATATATTCAACAGTTATGCAATATCTGCAGTTAAAGATTCTGCTCCAACTCAAGTTGGCATATCATCAACTTCATTTGGTTATGTTGACAATATTGAAAATACAGTAAGTTTTGCATCAACTGCAACTTCAACTGCACAAATAATTTATAGTTATCCCCTGACAGATTTAACATCTGGAACTGGTATAATTGGAATATCCTCAGCACAGAAGAAAGTTGAAAACGCATTTGAGTTTTCCTTGATAAAAAATGTTGATGATAGTATCAGTTATAACATTTTTGCTGAACAGCAAACTAAAGATTTAGGGTCATTTGATATCATCACAGATTCTGGAGATGTTCAATTTAGATTTACTCCAATTACTGGAGTTGGAGTAACTGTTTTCAGCAATTTGCAGTTAATGAATGATAATTATGTTTCTTCAAATGAAATTGTAAATACTTTGAGTGTAGTGACTAGTGAAAAATTAACTTATTCTGGTTCTTCTCAAGTAGCAATATCTACAGTTGCAGAAACATTTGCTGCAACAAAATATATCATTGAGGCAGAAAAAACTGTTGGTCTTACAACAGAAAGATCTATATTCCAAATAAATTCAGTCCACTTTACAGACTACAATAATAATACAATTTATGGTTTTGCAGGTAGTCTAGATATAGATGAGTTCGCTGTTGAGACAATATATAATCCTTCTCCAGGAGAATATGTTTTAGCATTTACTCCTAGTGTTAGTGGATCATATAACTTTAAAATTATAAGAAAAGCAGTTCTATCTCCAAACGTCTAATAAATATTTTTAAAAATGCCTGTTTCAGATATTGGTGCAATTTATACTCCATCAATCTATGGGAGAACTTCCTTTCCCATTAGATATAATCAGGAACCAATTTTTTATAAAACTTTTGATGGTTCTTCAGATAGTATAGTAGGAGTATCTTCAGATAAAATCTATATCAAAGATCATTTTTTCAAAACAGGAGAAAGACTAGTTTATAGTGCAGGATCAGGAACCTCATTAGGAATTTCAACAACAAGTCCAGGTAATATTGGATTCAGTAGTTATCTTCCTAGTGTTGTATATCCTATAGTAATTGATAAAGATAACATACAAGTTGCACTAGCATCTTCTTTAGCATTGTCTGGAGAGTATGTAAATATAACTTCTACTGGAATTGGATCAGTTCATACTTTACTGGCAGAAAAACAAAATGCCAAATGTTTAATTGCAATTGATAACATTATTCAGTCCCCACTGGCAGTTGGATCCACTGTGGGAATAACAACATATACTAATACATCATTTAGGTTGGATACTTTAGAAAATATTAAACTAAGTTCTCTGTTGAGAGTTTATGGATCTACTTCAAGTGAGATTGTAAAAGTATCTGCTATAAATTATAACACCAAAGAAATAGCAATTTCTAGGGGAACTGGGGTAATGGGAACCCCACAAATTACATTTACTGGAATTATAACTCAAACTCCAGCAGAAGTTTTATCTGGCAATTATAATATTGTAAAGGATGTCATTTACTTTGCAGATCCTCCTTTAGAGGGAAAAAGAGTTAATTTAGTAATACCATTGTCTGATATTGATTTTGCAGATAAGAGTTTTACTTATTTTACTGGATCAAATGAAAATATTATCACTGGATCTCAAGCAGTATTTTACTCAGAGAATCCCCCAGTTGAATTAGAGAATGGGGGAATTTATTACTTAATTAGAAGTGCAAATAATACCTTTAAATTTGCAACAAGTCTATTTAATTCATTTAATGGTATTGCAATAGATTTTTCCACAAACACTGGAAATGAATTTCCAGTGGGATCTTTCCAATTATTTTTGATTCTTCCAACAGAAAACAGTTCATTCCAGGGAAGAGTTTTCTTAAGATCTAATTATGATGGAAACTATGTATTTGATGACATTTCTGAGCAATTTACAGGAATAACAAGTTCATTTGAATTAAAAGTTTCTGGGGTTGGCACTGTTGGCATAAGTTCTGATAATGGAATTGTTTTACTTAATAATATTTTTCAATATCCAGAATCTGAAGAAGCATTTGAATATAGGCAGGTGGGTGTTGGA